AGCTATATAATAGTATAAAAGCAGAAAAAAACGCTTTAAAAGTCATACAATATGGTAAATGGCACAATGATGGTGAAGTACCAACTACTGTAGCAAGAGAATTTATCACAACAACGCCTGAAAACAAGCAAAGAATAGATAAAAAGTTTATGGAAAATGTAAATAAAGCATTGCGTTCAAAGGTAAAGGTTGCATCATTAGGGTAGGTAGAATTAGATTATGGTAAATAGAAGGTGGAATGATGGAAGATTATTTACTAAAAATACTACTCGAATGCTTAACGGAGCAAGAACACTCTATAAAAAGACTTGATAAAAGACTAAAAAACCTAGAAGAGGTAGTTTTGATGAATAATAGGTTATTAGGGTTCTTATCAGAGTCATTTTTCCCAATAAACAGAATACAACACGATTCTGAATCAGAACTTAACGAAGATTTGCTCTCAGAGCTTCTAAAACACTCAGCAGAGCTAGAAAAATGGGGTAAATCCTAAATTGTATGAAAAAATTTACACTTTTGACTTGTTTATGTCTAAAATGTAAGTGGACTTGGGAAGTTTTATCTGTTAAAGCTGATAGAGAGCAAAATTGCCCAGAATGCAAGTCATTTGACGTATTTACACATCGGAAGAAGAAACATTAAGTGCTTTTTCTCGTTTTACTACTTTTTCCTGCCAAGCCTTTCTTTGTAATGGGGTTTGTCTTCCCTTTTTTGGTGGCAAAACACCTACTTTTTCAGCACGCTCTCTCCAACGCCTAGCTTCTCTGCGTTTTTTATTCTTTTTATCTAAACTTCGTTGTTTTTGATTTAGCTCTGTCTTTGTAATAGGCTTTTCAGGCACTTCTGGTCGCTGTGGAAATACCTCATAATCGGCATCCATTACCTCAACTTCTTTCATATCTGACTTATCCGAGTTAAGAAACTTCTCAAATGGGCTTTTGTGGTTGGCGACCTCTACACGCTTGATAAGCTTACCAGAATGTTCTAAAACCAGCCTACCAGCCTGTACATTCCCAGCTTCAGCCTCTCGAATCATACTATTCAGTATCTTAGGCAGTTTCGCTCCAAATGTAACCATATACTTCTGATAAAAGACCTCTACAAACTCTGGGTCTTTCATCCAGTTGTGAATTGTGGCTCTTGTCACGCCTGATTTCTCGGCTACATCCTTAATTTCAGCCTCTGGGTTAGTAACTAACATATCTATAGCTACACCCATAGCAGGCTTCAACTTGTCTGGTAGATTAACACTCATTATGGTATATTATACGGACTTTCTTTTTCTTATACAAGGGCATAGTGGACTTTCTTTTGGACTTTTTTATGGTACAGTGGTGCAAGACTTTGTTTTTATTTATTTTATGG